TTAGTATTATATTATAGTAAAATTATTTTATTAATATATATATATGTATTATTATATATACTATATATACCATAATAGGTGATTAATAGTGTAGGTAATGCTCTATTCAGCATATTGCTGTCAATTTCATATCATTTTGCACTGTTTGACTTTTGAAAATGTGTGTTATTGTATAAAAAAACATAAAAAAATAAATCCATATTAAAATATACACTTGACATCGGTGTCAAATCTTTGATATACTTATAAAAACTTGACAAAATAACCCAAACTGTTTCACAATATAGACAAAATCAAGCAAAACTCTTGTATTTTGCTATCATTTTATCACTTTTTACAAAAACATACAAAAACATCAAATCTATATTAAACTATAACATTTTTAAATTGTCAAAAAATGCAAAATGATATCAAAATGACACAGTGAAATGACCCGTGAAACCTGTGAAACGGTAGGGTGGTTATAAAATCAAGCATAATGATATATAAATGATATATAATTGCATAATCAGAGAGAGAGACAGGGACGCTAGAGAGCTTTTGTGAAACCTGTGAAACGCTTTTCTATAGACTAAAACAAGTATATATGTTATTCTATAATTGGAGAGTATGGGAAGAGATGGTGTATCATGTAAATCATGCATAATGATATATAAATGATATAAATATGATATAGATATGACAGTTTGGGGCTTGTGAAACCTGTGAAACGCTATGAGATGGGCTTGTGAAATCTGTGAAACGCCCCCAAATAATAGATACATCTATAATATTTATATTAATATATAAATATTATAGATGTGTTCCTATAATATATAAGTTTATATAAAAATATGGAATGGGGGGATACACCATTGGTATAGATGTTAGATTATATTCCCAGTCACTCCCGAAATTTTTTGACTACTTTCACAAACCTTGACAATCTTCCCAATTATTATATAATCTTTCCATTACCTACATAATATTGACAACACTCCCCAAATCCAACTTATTTTCCTTTTAGTTTTTCCACCAACTTATGCACAGAATGAGTTTGACACACTTTCAGCTTATGGTAAAATGTATCTGAAACTGGCATATAACACCCATTTCTTATAAATTTATGGATTTCTTAAATAAACTACAACAACAAATAAATCAATACTTAAATTCTTCAGTTGATACTTCTCAGAATATACAATATTCAGAATATAAACTTAAGAAAAGAATTTATCAATTTAAAAGCAAACATTTCCCTTCTGGAAAAATCGCAAAAGACGGAGCTTATAAATTCTATTTTGACATAATAACTCCTCGTGTAAATGATGAAATGAAAAACACGCGTATTACTCCACAAGAAGTGAACTTTTATAGTATCGCACCTGAAGTGGATTCAACTCAAGTTGTGATAGCTAATAAAAAATACGAAAAATATTCAAAAGAGAAGGGGGAAAATGACAGACTACAATTAGTTAATTCATTATATACAGAAGACGGGAATGTTATTGTGAAACTCTTTAAAGATTCTTATGAGATCTGCGATCCTTTAAATATTTTTGTAACAAATACAACAGCTGAAAGTATAAATGATACAAATGTTATACATAGAAAGATAATGACATCATCAGATTTAAGAAAAATGAAAGGAGCGTGGGATTCCGAAACTATCGATAAAGTTCTAAAATATTGTGGTAATAAATTCTTTCAGAAGACAATGCAGGGAGCACAAACTACATCATCTACACCTTTTTATGAAATATTCGAATACACAGGTGAAATGCCAGAATCAGCTCTTTTTTCATTACAAGGAAAAATTGGAGGAGCGGATGATAAATTCGTCTTTGCGAGATTCGTTGTTGCGGGAATGAAATACGGCTCATTAGATGGAAATTACGTACTATTTGCAGAAGACTTGGGGAACAGGAAGATGGAAGATTTCTATAGACACGTAAGAAGAGGTAATTACAAAGGAAGATTTTGGGGGGAAGGTATGTACGAACTTCTTTTTGACCACCAGATACGAGCAAATGAAATCGGAAATCAAATAGCAAGAGGATTAGATTTCGCAAGTAAGACAATTTTCAAAGCTACAGACTTAAAGACATTCTCAAGCGTTAAAACAGATATACAGAACGGTGGAATTATTAGAAGTTCTGACTTAGCACAGATAGATATAAGAATGCATGGATTGGATCAACTTATTGCTGACTGGAATAGACTTATGGAGGATGCAAATAGAATTTCAAATTCAAGTGAAATAGTATTCGGAGGACAATTGAACTCACGTACACCTTTCAAACTTGGAAATCTTATGAATGATAATGCTAACAAATATTTCGGCGTACTAAAATCAAAACTCGGATTCTTTTATAGCCAACTTATTGATAAAATATTTAAGATGTCATATTTAAAGAACTTAAGTATGCAGGATATTATAATACTTACAGGTTCAGATGAAATGGTAGATGTCGTAAGAAGAAAAATTGTTGAAACTTGGTACTTAGAAAATCTTATAGAAATTGGACCACATACTCCAGAAGAAAAAGAAATAATAATTGGAGCAAAAATGGAAGAACTAAAAGAAAAAGATATTACAGTTATAAATACAAAAGACTTCTGGAAAGATTCATTAGGAAGAATATTCGTAAGTACTGTTGGAGAAAATTCGAAAGTACAGGATAACTTAAATAATCTTACAGTACTATTACAATACGAGGCAGATCCTATGAGAAGAGCTGCATTATTAGATTCAATTTATAAAACACTTGGTGTGCCAATACCACCAGCACCAAATCCAGAAATGAAACAGATTGCTAGTCAAAATACAGGTAGTATAAATCAAACAAATGAACAACAAGCCAATAATCAAACCGAAGGAGGACTCACAGCCTAAAGAATTAAATCCTTCACAAAAGGAGGATCGGGATTTTTTTGCTGAACTTTATGAAGAGATGACAGATCCTGTAAAATTAGAAATAGCTCGTATGAAAAAAGAACGAGAAGAAAAAATAAAAGAAGAAATAAAAGATTATGGATTAGAATAAAAATATGAATAAAACAAAGATAATAAAATTATTACAAAATGAAATATATGAACTAGAAAGAACACCAACTTTTAGCTCATCCGCAACAAATAAAAAAATTGCAACAGAGATACTTGCGAGACAACATGCAATTGAAATATTAAATTCAGTGCTATATAAAATAGAAGAGAAAGACGAAAAAAAGCCTGAAGAAAGTGACTACAATATGTAATATGAACACATTTTATAAAGGAAAAATAGAAGGAACAAAAGAGATTGCAGAGAGGTCAAAAAATATGGCTCTTGTAGGTCTTACTGATGAACTGAAAGAAAAATTAATTAGTGACACAGCTATTGGTAATTCATTACTTTCGTTTGCTTCTAAAAATGGTTTAAAAGAAGAAGTTGTAAGAGGTTGGTTATATTACGACAGGGATTTGAATGAGGCATACAGACTAGCACAAGAAGAAAGTCATTTGGCTAGATTTGAAGAAATAGAAAATCTTAGTGAAACAGCCTTAGGTGAAGTAAAAGCGTTAGAAGAAGATGAAAAGAAATATAAATATGCACAAGTATTATTAAATGCATATGATTTGAGAATTACAACACTCAAATGGAAATTGAGTAAAATTAATCCAAGACGATATAGTGAAAAAATGGATATTACTTCAGGTGGAAAAGCTATTGGAGGAAACACCATTGTTTTTGCGGAGTTTGGTAAAGATAAAGAAATAGTTAATGTTATAGATTTAAACAAAGAATAATATGAAACAAGTAGTAAATTCAGCATATAAAGAATTATTTAATAATGATAAAAGATATATAATCTTATTAGGAGGTCGTGGAGCGGGACGTTCTACAGTAGCTTCACAATTTGTTGTAAGTAAATTATTAGCACCCGAATATTTTCGTTGTGCTATTATGAGACTTGTGCTCGGTGATATACGTAATTCTGTTTATAGAGAAATTGCTGACCGACTAGAAGAAGCAGAAATACGAGATCTTGTGGATGTTAATGAAACAATGATGACAATAAAATATGGACAAAATTTCGTTAATGCACAAGGTTTTAAAAAATCATCAGGAGAACAGAAAGCTAAATTAAAATCATTAGCTAACTATACCTGTGTTGTAATAGAAGAGGCAGATGAAATTGCTGAAGAAGATTTTATACAACTAGATGACTCACTTCGTACTATTAAAGAAGATATAAAGATTATATTTCTTTTGAATCCTCCCCCTAAAAATCATTGGATAATAAAAAGATGGTTCGATTTGATCGCTACAGAAGAATCAAATTTCTATCAGCCAGTACTAAAAGAAAGTGAACAACATAATACATTATTTATAAATACTACATATAAAGATAATATACAAAATATTGATAATGCAACAGTTGAAAGATATGAAAAATATTTAGATATAAATAGAGCACATTATTTCAATATGATAAAAGGATATATTCCTGAAACATTAGTCGGAAAAATTTATAGTGGTTGGAATGTTATAGATAAGGTTCCACACGAAGCTAGACTTATAGGATATGGACTAGATTTTGGGTATTCCTGCCTCGGAGGAGACACTTTAATAAAAACAAAAAATGGAGATAAAAAAATAAAAGATATTAAAAAAGGAGAATATGTATTTACCAGAGACGGATATAAAGAAATTACATTTTCTGGTAAAACTGGTAGAAGAGAAGTTTATGAACTTGACTTTGGATACAAAAAGAATATAATAGTGACAGGTGACCATAAAATTTTTACAACAGATGGTTGGAAAAAAGTTACCGAATTAAAAACTAATGAAAAAATATGTCAGTTGAAACAATTATATTTAAAGGCAAAAAATACAATAGATACCCAGAAGGAAAACACCCAAAATATTTCTATTATAAAGTTAGGGATAAAAAAAAGAGAGTTAATAAAATTCTTCATAGAGAAATTTGGAAAGATAAATTTGGCGAGATTCCCGAAAAATATCATATACACCATAAAGATGGCAACGCTTTCAATAATAAAATCGATAATCTTATGTGTATATCACCTAGCGAGCATAGTAAAATACATGCATCAAATCTTAAAAAATATACAGGTCCAAGATTTGGATATACAAAAGAAAACTGGAAAGAAAGAAGAAAAAAAAGTCTACAAACAGCAATTAAAAGAATCAAAAATTGCATCGAATGCAATAAAGAAATTATACCAACAAATGTGCACCAAAAGTTCTGTTCTCCAGTTTGTAGAAAGAGAAATAATACAAGAAATAGTCAAAAAGAATATACTTGTGAATGGTGCAAGAAAAAATTTATTGGAACAACATACTATAAAAGAAATTCCTGTTCTCAAGAGTGTGCCAATAAAAATACAATTACTAAAAGGGAAAAGAGATGTATATGATTTAACAGTTAAAGATAGTCACGAGTTTTTTGCTAATGGTTTATTAGTTCATAATTGTGACCCAACAGCATTAGCGGCTTGTTATTTTTATAATGGAGGTTATATATTTGAAGAAAAATTATACCAGACAGAAATAAGTGCAGAACAATTAGCTATATTTATAAAAACATTACCTTATGCTCCAATAGTTGCTGATTCAGCCTCTCCTGCAATGATCGAAGAATTAAGACTAAAAGGTATTAGGGTTGTACCAGTAGAAAAAGGTCCTGGTTCCATTGTTTATGGTATAAACGCTGTAAGAAATTTAAAAATATCATATACAAGAAGTAGTATTAATTTGGAAAAAGAGTATAACGAATACGCTTGGAAGATAAACAAGAGTACTGGTGAAAGTATGGGAACACATGACGACAAGTGTCCTAACGATATTTTGGATGCAATTAGATATTGTGCTGTAACTTTCATAGTGAATCATAATCCTTATGAAGAAATAAGAGAAGAAATAAAATTACAAAGAGACAGAATGAGTTTGTTAAGAGACACAACGAGTGAATATGGTTTATAAAGACGATATTAAGCACTTATGCACAGTTTATCATTTGACATAGGATTTACTTGTAGTATAATTATCGCATATGCCAAGAATAAAAAAAGAAGAAAAAATAATAGAGGAAGAAATAGTAACAGTATCACCTGAAAAAGAGCTTGATATTGTTGAAGAATCTCCTATTATTGAAGAGGCTTCACCAATTGTTAAAAAAAGTGGTGGAGTTTTTTGGTTAGTTGTGAATAAAGAAAATTTAATAATGGAAGAATTTAATAGTGAGCAAGAAGCGATAGACTTACAGAAAAGATTCGCTGGATCAAAGATATTACTAAGATTCTAATCGTTAGTATTCCACTGCTGCGAAATTTATTTGGCAGCCGTAGAATGCCAATGGCAGATAATTTAAGAAAAAAAACAATCCTATGGATAATAATAAAAAAGATAGTCAAAATGACGACATAAAATTAGAAGATTTTAATCAAGACGAATCAATTCGTGGTGTAATTGAGAAATTCAATTTAGACCCAGAAGCTGACGAAGATTTAATTATCAAACTTGTAGAAAGTGAGAAAGAAAATCATAAAAAATTATCTGAAGCTATCGGACAAAAAATTAAATATCGAAATGAAGCTGAAATTTTAAAATCATCTAGTGGTGAGAAAGAAAAAAAACCTGCTAGCGAATCATTAGTAGACGTTTCAAAAGCTGTTCAGGAAGCACTTGATAAAAGAGATTTAGAAGAAATGAATTTATCAGACGACCTAAAAGAAGAACTAGAGAAACTTGCTAAAATAACAGGCACTTCTGTAAAGAAAGCCTCTCAAGACCCTTATTTTATATTCAAAAAAGAACAATATCAGAAGGATGAGAAGATTCACGCGGCATCTATCAGTACTAAGAATACTGGTGCACAAGCTTACGTTGATACGGCTGAAGTTCCTAAAGTAGATTTATCTACAGAAGAAGGACGAAAGCAATGGCAAGAATGGAAAAGTGCCAAGAAAAATTCAAAATAAGTAAAATAAATTGGTTTGTTTATATTTTGTGTTCCATAATTCTTTTTAATAAACTTATATAACCCCCTTAAAATTATGGATTTATCCTCATTAAACAAGGAATATTGGGCAAATGAAATGCAAATGCCTTTATTCGTAGAAAACACTGCGGTATTTCTAGCTGACATGGAACCTTCAAACGTTCTTACTGCAGATGGAAAGAAATACCACAAACCTATTATCAGCACACCTAAAACTGGTACATATACACCTTACTCAGCTATTACAGATAACCAACTTAAATCATCTGACCAATATCTAGAAGTTGACCAATTCAAATATGCCAACGAAGTAATAGATGACACAGACAAGAAACAGAATTTTTATGATGCTGCTTCTTTTGCTGCACAATCTATGCAGAAGTCACTCAATAATCTTATTGAGCAACACTGGTTGTCACAAGTAACATCAGCTCTTAATACAGTTGATGCTGGTTCAGTTGGTGGTACAGCTGGTTCTTACATACAATTGACAACTGCAAATACTATTAAAGTATTTACAGCTGCTCATACAAAACTAGATTCACAAGACGCTCCTACAGGTAATCGTTATGCTGTAGTTGGTCCTCACACACTTGCAACTTTGAGAGAAGTAAAAGCAAGCAGACAAGACCAATTGGGAGACAAAGTACTAGAGAATGGTATTGTAGGAAACTGGTTAGGATGGACAATTGTTGTAAATAACAATCTTCCTTTCTCAGCTTTATTGAAAGTTGCTACACAACCTTCAGATGGTAATACAGTTACTATAGCTGGCGTAACATTTACATTTAAGACAACTCTTGGCTCAACAGCTGGAAATGTTTTAATTGGTCAAGATGCTGCTGCTGCTAGAGCAAACTTAGCTGCCGCTGTTGCTGGTTCAACAGGTGCTGGTTCAACATATATCGAAGTTAGCTCAAACAATAGACACGTACTTTCAAAGAGAAGTATTTCTATGACAACTGCAGAAGATATGGCATTATCTGGTTTCGGAGACATCGTAGTTTCAGAAACATTAACAAATGCTGCTGACGTATGGTCAGAACAAAAGCAAAAATCAGTATTTCTCGTAAGAGGAGCTATTGATCTTGCTGTACAAATGCCTTCAAAAGTAGAAGTTGTACGTTCAGATACCATGTTTGCTGACAAGATTAGAGCTCTTGAAATGTTCAAAGCTAAAGCTTTCGACGATGGAGCTAGATTACTTGTTTCTGTCAATATTGATGCTTCACAATGGGTATAGTAATTGACGTTTTTATTATCAAAACTTAATTAACTAATAACATTATGACAAGACAATTTGACGAGGCTTTAAAAATTTCAGGAGAACCTTTCAAAATTGGAGCATTCTCATTTATGGCAATACGTATAAATGTTAATAACCAATTTCAAGAGATTTCTTGTGCTGGCGTACCTACTGATAGTGTTGCTGGTTTCCAACCTGCTTGTATCTGTTTTGATACAACAAATAGCGATTTATATCGTAACGATGGAACATCAGCCTCAACATCTTGGGTACTAATTGCTGATGGAGCTACAGGTCCTGCGGGACCTACAGGCCCTGCTGGAGTAGCTGGTGCAACCGGATATACTGGTTACACAGGTCCTGCTGGTGCTGGTGCAACTGGTCCTACTGGTTACACTGGTCCTATCGGTCCAACTGGTGCTACAGGATATACTGGTTACACAGGAGCATAGAAATTTTTTCGTTCCTTTATTCACACTTCATATAGAAGTGTGAATGCTAGGGTTGAAAACATTATCACCCAATTTAATAAAACAAAATAAAATTATGGAAGGAAATATATCATATTACGCATCAGCTGGAGATAACCAAGTAGTATCCACAGGTGCAGCAATTCTTAAAAAAATAATATTTGGAAAAGATGTTGGTTCAGCTGTTGTAACAATTTCTGATTCAAGTACTGATGGCGACGTTAATACAAAACTAAAGTTTGAAGGTTCAACACTTATGACAGCAAATGGATCTGTAAATATTGATGCTGTTTTTCTTAGTGGTATTGCTTTTAATAGTACAAATCAAACTAATATAACTTTTGTTTGGAAACCTATCTAATATTTATGTCCTGGATAAATAAAATTAAACAACTTTTGAATGGATTCTTATCATCACAAGATGATAAATATATTACCACTGAAGACGGTTTAAAGTTATGGATAACAGACTTAAATTGGACCAATAAATCTAAAAATTAAAAACCAAATATATGACAGATAAAATAAAAATAACAGACCTAGACACACTCGCAAACATCGAAAATGCTGACTGGATTCCAGTAGTAGATGTTAGTGATACAACTTCTGGAGCACAAGGAACAACCAAAAAGGCTACACGTGGTGATTTTATGGGTCCTACAGGTTATACTGGTCCTATTGGTCCAACTGGTGCTACAGGTTATACTGGTTTCACAGGTTTCACAGGTTCAGGTGGTGCGACTGGGTATACAGGATATACAGGTCCTATCGGAGCGACTGGTGCTACAGGTTATACAGGTCCAATAGGAGCAACTGGTTTCACAGGTTTCACAGGCCCAGATGGTGCTACTGGTGCTACAGGATATACAGGTCCTGGTAATTTTACTGGATACACAGGTTATACGGGTCCAGAAGGAGCAACTGGTGCTACAGGTTTCACAGGTTACACAGGTCCAGGAAACTTTACAGGATATACAGGTTATACAGGTCCTGCTGGTACAATTGGTGTAGATGGAGCTACTGGAGCCACTGGATATACTGGTCCTATCGGTGCTACAGGATATACAGGTTACACAGGTCCAGGAAACTTTACTGGTTATACAGGTTATACGGGTCCAGAAGGTGCAACTGGTGCTACAGGTTTCACGGGTTACACTGGTCCAGGAAACTTTACAGGTTATACAGGATACACGGGTCCTATCGGAGCAACTGGATACACTGGTTACACTGGTCCACAAGGTGAAGCAGCTACAGAAGGAGCTACAGGAGCAACAGGTTATACAGGTTATACAGGCTATACTGGTCCAGGAAACTTTACAGGTTACACAGGCTATACAGGTCCTATCGGAGCTACTGGTGCTACAGGATATACAGGATACACTGGTTATACAGGATACACTGGTCCACAAGGTAACATCTCTGGTCTTACACTTTATTTTGATAATGTAGCATCTGATGTTATAGTTCCAACAATAACAAATAATACAACCATAGCATTCGTTACCGCTTCTACTCCTGATACGATAACTAGAGCTGATGCTGGAAGTTTTATAACTGACGGCTTTTTAGCTGGAATGAAAATAAAAGTAACAGGTGCAGCAAATGCTGGTAATAATGCTACTTGGGCAATTAGATCAGTTGCAGCTAACACTCTTACACTTATTGGAAGTTCTGCTCTAACAAATGAAGCAGCTGGTGCATCAGTTTCAATTACTACTGATTATGAAAAATTAACTCGTACTCCAGTAGGTGGAGTTCAAGTAAATGAATCTGTAGTAGCTCAATCTGGAGATACGAATGGAGCTCCAGTTGATACTTATGTTACAGTCGCTATGGTACCAGGTCAGACATCAATTCCTGGAGGTAATTGGACATTTCATTCTTGGGCTTATGTGAATAATACTGGTGGAACAAATACAATAAAATTCCAAGTTTCAAAAATTTCAGATACTGGTGTTGCAACAATTTTATTTACAACACAAGCATCAGCTGATATTAGTGCTACTTCATCAGCAGCACCACAAGAATGTATAATACAATATTCCGTTCCTGATGCTACTTATACTCTTCTTACTACAGATAGAATTGCAATTACTCCTTTAATGACAACAGACCAAGCAAATAGAACAATGACATTTGTTTATCAGGGTACAGCATTTGCTTCACACGTTGAAACAACTTTCGCAGTCTCAGCTCCACAAGGTCCAACAGGTTACACAGGTCCACAAGGTCCAACTGGATATACAGGATACACAGGTCCTATTGGTGCTACAGGATACACAGGTCCAAATGGAGCAGATGGAGCAACAGGTCCAACAGGCTATACTGGTCCACAAGGTGCTACAGGATACACAGGTCCAGGTAACTTTACAGGTTATACAGGATATACAGGATATACTGGTCCAGCTGGAGCGGCTGGTGCTACAGGTGCTACAGGATACACGGGACCAATTGGTGCTACAGGATACACAGGATATACAGGTCCAGCAGCAGAAGGCGGTTCATCTCTATGGACGGCAGTCACGGGTACAAGAGCAAGTAATACCACATTTACAGTAGGAAGTGATGTCACAGCAATATTTAAAAAAGGAATGATAGTAAAATGGACTGATACAACTACTCATATTGGTATGGTTAGTATACCTTCAACAGAAAGTGGAGGTACAACTACAATTACAATTATAGGAGATGTATGTACTGCTTCTGCTTCTGACTTTAAGTACTGTATGCTTGGTGCTGAAATGTTTACAAAAATGTTTTCAGTAGCAGGTACTATAGGTGCAACTGCAACAAATGTAGGTAATACAATAACAGCAATGGAGCCTTATCGTTTAATTGGTGCTGATTTATGGGTAGGTACAGCAGGTACAACCAATAATAGTACTGTGGATATAAATATAGGGGGAACTACAGCTTTCACTACAAAACCAACACTTGCAACTACAGTTCAAAGTTCACCAACACCATTTACGGCTGATGACGACAAATCACTAGCTTTAGGTGATGATTTAACACTAGACATAGATGCTGTACAAACAACTGCAGCAATAGACCTTTATGTAATGGTATATATGATACCAACCCGTTATCTTTCACTCTCATAATATAAATATATGACCAACGGAGAATACTTAGGTGCAGGTTCAGGTACAACAAAACTATTATTACATCTTAATGGCTCTTCAACAGATACTTCTGGTAATGGAAATAATGGAACAGATACATCAATTACTTATTCACAAGCAAATGGTAAATTTGGACAAGGAGCAGGGTTTAATGGGAGTAGTAGTGCAATTAATTTAAATAAAACAGCTTCTTCTTTAGGATTTTCAACAAGTACAATGACATATTCTGTATGGTTTAAAACAACTGCATCTGGTAGTCAATATTATTTAATCGGAGTGCCAAATAATTCAGGTTTTACCTTCTATGGTTTTGGTGGACTTAGGGTAAATAGTTCAACCACCGCTGGATTTGTTTTCTATAACACAGGAGGAACATTTTATGAGTCTTATCCCACAGTTGGAACTTTAAATGATGGAAATTGGCACAATATTGTGGTAACACTAGACGGTTCAAATTGGAAAATATATTTTGAAGGTTTATTAAAAGCAACAACTGCGTATACAGGTTCAATATCTTATGATGGGTCAAGATTTCCAGCTGTTGGTGCTCGTGTTGAAAATTCATTTGGAAATTATTGGAATGGTTCAATAGACGAAGTAATAATAGAAAACCGTGCTTGGTCAGCAGAAGAAATAAAGAAATATTACACTTACGCAAAGGGCCAATTTGGCTTATAAACAATATAAAATGAAATTTATGTCTCCTGACCAATTCAAACAATTAGAAGCCTCAATAACAGCACAAATAAAATCCGTAGTAAACGGAAAAATTGATAGACTACAAGCAATGGTAGAAAAATCAGACATAAAATTAGACACATACATAAGAGAAGATAATGAGTGGAAAGCAGATGTAAAACCCTATATAGAAAATGTGCGAGTATTATGCAACTTTTCTACTGTAGGTTCCACTCTTTTAAAAACAATAATAGTAATAGGTGGGGCAGTAGGAGTAATATGGGGATTTATAAAATATTTAAAATAATAAAAATATGAACATATCAGAATTAATAAAAGACACAAAATTTTGGGCAGGAATATCAGAAACCGATACAACTTCCTTTACTAATGCAGAAATTATAAGAAGTTATAACTTCAATTTAGATTTAATAATTACAAAACTTACTAGAGTTTCTGGAACTTGGCAATTTGATGATAGTACTTATACCGATATGGATATTGCTACTAATAATCTTGTAGCAAACCAAGATAACTATACTATTGGTAATGATATGGCTCGTATACAAAGATTAAGAATAAAAGATACAAATGGTACTTGGATAACATTAACACCAAAAGATAGAAGAGAGTTATCTGACACTGATTTAAATTCTACTGGTACACCAATGTATTATGATAAAATCGGATCTTCTTTAATGTTATATCCTATAGCAGATTATTCTTCTACAGGAGGTATTGAAATACAATATCAAAGAGGTGCAAATTATATAGATCAAACAGATGTTGATAATGATGTAGCATTAGGTATATCACCACAAATTTTAAGATGGTCATCATTATTAGCAGCACTAGATTATACTGAAACAAATGAAATGGAAAACAGGAGTGCAAAGATTCGTAATAGAATACAAGAAATGGAGGCTGAAGCTTTAGCATTATATTCTGATAGAGATAGAGATGGAGTTCCTTATTTATCAGTAACAGATGCAAGTAATTTTACTGACAACTTATATCAAAACTAATATGGAAACACCTAAAGACAATAACTGGACAATTACACTCGACAAATTCAATGTGGGGGCATCACCTATTGCACATTTAGACTCTTTAACTGAAATTGGAAATGGTGGACATTATTCAACCGCTCAAGAAATAGATATAATGATACCAAAAAAATTATCACAAGGTAAGGGTCTTGCAAACTTAACAAATGGTACGCAGGCTGTAGCTGTTACAGAACTTATAAATTATATTTTAGATGTACCACCAGCAACAGATGTTACATATGGTATTGGTACAACAAAACTATTTAAAATAACACCAACTTCTGTAGTTAATGCTTCTCCATTTCCATACACAATTACAGGTTGTACTGGAGGTGAAAGTGTTATAGCATTTCAGGGAAACTTATATTATTTTTATAATAAAACAGGAGGAGGTGATATTGGAAAATATAATCTTGATGCGACATTTGATGATGATTGGGGAAGTACAGTACCGACTGGAGCAGCCGCAATTTTAAATGCAAAACATCCAGTAGCTATAAAAGAAGATATAATGGTATTTGGAAATGGAAGATATCTTGGAGCATATATTTCTTCAAGTAATACAATCGCACCGACACAATTAGATTTCGGAACAAACACAGAGGTCGTAGATGTTGCATTCTATTCTAATCAATGGCTTATAGCTGTAAATCAGGGAGTAAATTCACAAACCAACAGATCTTCTGCATCATTATTTTTATGGGATGCTGGAGCACAAACAACTGTACTTTCTGATGAGGTTTCAATTGGTATACAAGAAATTGGATTTATAAAAGTATTCAATGGTATTATCTATTTATGTTATAGAGATGTTGGAGGTAATAATATAATTGGATATGTGTCAGGAAAATCAATTGTACCATTATCATATTTCACGGGAGACTTACCAAATTATAGACAGAAGACAGTATATAATGGTTTCATACAATTTATATCTAGTGGGAAAGTTTATGTTGTTGGTTCTGCGACACCAGATTTTCCAGTATCGATTAGTCCAATATCATCAACAGGTTATGCAACAGCTGGTGGTATTGCAGTACCATTTGGTACACCAATGATAGCATCAACAGCTACAACAAATTTTAGACTTGCTATATATTCTGGATATTCAACAGCTTCAACATGGAAATCAATAATATTTCCAGTATCAGTATTAAATGCTGATGGTTATATAGATAGAATAACAGTCAACACAAATAGTTTGGGAGCAAATGCAAAATGTAAATTGAAAATATATGGTAATCAAAATACTGTATATAGTTCTGATATGATAATAGAAACAACAGGTAAAATAAGACATAGCTTTTCTGGTAATTATATTGACTTAAAAAATGTTCAGGATTTTAGTATTGGACTTGATTGGTCAAATGGAAACGCTACAAATCCTTGTATAATAAGAAATATAATAATAAAAGGACATTGGGTAAATAAAGATTAAAAATATATGGATCAAGACTTAACACCAAAATGGGACATAAAACCAGCAAAAGAAAAAATAATACCAAACGATTCTGACTTTGGTGGTCAGATTGGTGGTATTGGTAGCCCGACAGTAGCTAGTGTTAAAACTACACAAAATAATGTAATTAATAACACATCTTCAATAAATATTTTAGGTTGGACATCCAATTTAGAATTTAGTTCAATTGATTATAATACTGTAGCGTGGTCTGCTGGTAGTATTATATTAAAAGATGGTACAACTTATTCTATTTCTGGAAGTAATACAGGTAATATATCAGCTGTAACATATATATATTTCGATGGTAATGTTAGTACTACAACATTACAAACAACTACAACAGCTAGTAGTAGTGTTGGTACAAATAAAATATTAATTGCTGTAGCACAAAATAATACTGATACAACATCAGAAGCAAGTTTTCAAGTATTTGGTGGTGCTGGTGGATTTATGATCACAAGAAGTGGTATTGCAGCTAATACTATTACAGCAAATGAAATAGCAGCTAATACTATTACATCTAATCAATTAACAGCAACAGCTATAGATGCAATGACAGTTACAGGTGCATTGATAAGAACAGCAGCATCTGGTAAGAGAGTAGAATTAAATGGACCAAGTAATTCATTTGATGCTTACGATGCTAGTGGTTTATTTTTAACATTAGGAACATCTGCGGGAGCGGCTCTTAAAATAACACCAACAGCAACAACACAAACTGATGGTATTTTTGTAGACTCAGCTTATGGTTGTGTTGGATTTAGATATACAAATAGCACAAATGTTGCTAACATTGGTGTATATCTTACTCTTGATTCTACAGGAGCAAATAATAACTTAGAAGCTATTAAAATAATTAAGAAAGGAAGTGGTTATGGAATATACAATGAATTTTATGGAACAACTGTAGGGATTGGTTTATTTAATAAAGGTACAGGTAATTCTATTTATATAGTACAGGATTCTGGAGCTTCTGGTGATGCAATAAATTTAATCAACGATAGTACTGGTGATGATATTTCTTTATCACATAGTAGTTCAACAGGTTCGGCTTTGGACATAAATTATGGTGGTAATCAAAATGCTATAGATATATATAACACTGGTGATAGTTCAAGTATTTATATGTCTAATACTGCTACCAATACGCTAGTTCCTGCATACTATAGTACAAAAGCTGGAGCTGGTAAACATATGATACTTCATTCCAGTTGTAATAGTGCAACTAATTCAACAGGAATAGAATTTGATATAAATAATGCTGGAGCAGGACTTGAGTATGCTATGGCATTTAGCGGCTCTGAATATGTTTCAGCCGCAGTTAGTGGAACTCAAGACAAAAAAATAAGAGTGAACGTTGGTGGAACAACTTATTATATCCCCTGTTATACGGGATAAAATAGACATTTTAATTTAAAAATAATATAATATAATTACAAATATGGCAACATACATAATAAAATCAGGAGACACAATTAGTCAATTAGCACAAACTTATGGAGTAAAAACACAAGACTTATTAAGTTTGAATCCAAATATAAAAAACGCTAACTTAATAAAAGTTGGACAAAGTTTAAATATACCAACAACACAATCATCGATTCCAACACCAGCAACACAAACATCAAATCCAAATGATAATGTAAATGCTTTTGGTCCAAATCTTCCAATAGTTACTCCTACTTTCAATACAAAGAATGCTCCAACGTCTGGTACTCCAACATATACTCCACCACCAACAACTTCTCCAGATGCTACAATGTCATATTTGAATAATGCTAATACAACTCTTTCACAAGCACAAAATGATTTAGCAATACAACAGCAACAAGCACAATCTCTTGCAACACAACAGCAAGCTGCACAAAAAGCTTTAGATGAAGCTGTAAATCAAAGACAAACAGAAGTTTCAAATAAACAAGCACAAGCCGAAACAGAACAAAAAAATATATTAACTAACGTAGAACAGTTAACACAACCTTTCAGAAAAACATATGAAGACACTCAAAGAGAATCACTTTATGTTAACGAGAACTTCAAGCAGAATCAAACATTAGTTAATGAATTACAAGGTTTATTACAAGAAGGAAATGATTTAATAGCACGACAGAAAGGTGTCACAGGTTTATCTTCAATAAGAAATCCAAGAATAAGTCAAACAATAGATTCTGTTAATGCAAGAGCTGGTGTATTACAAGCTGTTATGGCAGCAAGAAACTCACAAATTTCAGTAGCTACAAATCTCATAGACAGAGGACTTAACGCACTTTCAGCTGATAAACAAGACCAATTGTCATATTACAATACAATATTAAATCTTAACAATAATAAATTATTAGATTTAAAAAAGGATAGTAAAGAAATAGCTAACTTTAAAATTTCACAATTAGAGAATCAATTAAAAACATCACAAGAGTCAGCTGACTATATAAAGAAATTAATGACAACACCAAGTACAGCAACTGATATTGCAAATGCTGGTATTACATTAAATGATAGTGTTACTACAATAAATGAGAAGTTAGCAAAATATGAAAATCAAAAAGAAATAAATGATACTGCAAATAAATTAGTAACAGAAGGTTATAAACAAACATTAGTAAAAACTCCAAGTTCTATGGAAATTAATATTGGTGATAAAACTCTATATTTTACACCTCCAACAAGTAAGAGTATTTCAAACACAAACACATCATCAACACCTACAGAAAAACCAATATCAGTTTCAACAAATAATAGTTTCGAAAAAACTTATGGTTGGAGATTACCAGAAGGATTACCTGTAAGCCAATACAATGAGGTTGTGGGATTTATAATGTCAAATCCAGATATTCCACAAAGTTTCATACAACAAAAGATTTATGAACAAACAGGACTTGTTAAAAATATTCAAACACCAGAAACACCAAAACAAATAGAACAACCAACAAGCGTTCCAACACCTAAACAATCAAATGTATTGACATCTATAGTTAATAAAATAATGGATTTATTTAAATAATAATATGCAGATAGATTTCAACGCAATAAAAAATGAGTGGAAAGCTAGAACAAATAGAACATCATATTATAATGATGTTGGTGATTCTGTTTCCAAAGATGAATATAATAATATTAACGAGAATGCTTCAGCTATGAATTTGACAGTATTTGGAAGTCCAGAAAAAGATAAAGCGTATGATGACGCTGTAATATATAATGAAAATAGAAAAGCTTTAGCACAAGGAGCAAATTTATATGAGGTTGTGGGAGTATCTGGAGACTTGGGAAAATATCAAGTTAATCCAAATAATCTTAATACAAATTTTACAAAAGTTTGGTTAGGTAAAAATTATACACCAGAAGAATTTAAAAAAGATCCAGAAGCTCAAGAAAAATTCTATAAAATGTTTAAAGAAAAAATAGCAAAGAGATATAGACTAACACCAGAGCAAGCATTAGTTGCATGGCATCAAGGTTGGGGATTAGTTGGTTCAGATAATGAATTTGATATTGTTGATAGAAAAATAGTTGAGAAAAAAGATAAAAAAGGAAAACCTATAAGAGCAACGTATCAATATAAAAGAGAAAAGTTTATAGCTGATCTTGATGATAAAATAAAAAATAATACAGAATCAAAG